CAAAAGAAGATTTAGAAAAAGATGAGATAGATGACGAATTAGTTGAAATAGAAAACAAGGAGACAATAGTATGAGTAAGCCTAAACAACCACCTCAGGTTTGTGTATCAATGCCAACCTATGATTTAATGCAGGTTTCTACCTGCCTATCCTTAATAAAATTAATGGACAAATTTACCATGGCTAAAATAAGAGCGACGGTTCAAACATTTAAAAGTCCATATGTTGGGTATGGAAGGAACGTATTGACTGCTATGTTTTTAGAAACAGGTATGGATTATCAATTGTTCGTAGATTCAGATATGGAATTTGAACCAGACGTCGTAGGCAGAATGATAATAGCCGATAAAGATGCTATATGTGTACCCTACAGAAAAAAAACTCAAGACAACGCTGTTAGATTTTCTGTGGCCTTTGAAGATATAAACAGCATAGACATTGATGATAAAGGACTAGTTAAATTAAAAGTTGGACCTGCTGGGCTAACTTTAATACATAGAAGAGTGTATGAAAAACTAATGAAAGATTATCCAAACTTAAAGATAACGCAAAAAGAAATAATATCGGAGACAGCAAATGATTATTTTTATAATTTTTGGGACACTACGTTTGACAAAAATGGAAAATGGTGGGGTGAAGACACCAATTTTTGTAACATGATTAGAAAATCTGGTTTTGATTTTTATGGTGTGGTTGATGGACAAACCACCCACCATGGCACTTATGGATGGAAGGGTAAATTAATTGATACATTTCAAAAGGCCGATGAAAAAAAGCATTAAAATATATGGACCACCAGGTACAGGTAAAACCTTTAGATTAATTAGACGTGTTAACGCTTATAAAAGAACAGGGACACCTCTACACAAAATAGGATACTTTGCATTTACAAAGAAGGCAGCTGCAGAAGCAAGAAAAAGAATAGGTGTGCCCGATAAAGAAGTACCATACTTTCAAACTTTACATGCTTTTTGTTATCATCTTTTAGGATTAAAAGAAGAGGATGTAATACAACCCTATCACTATGAGGATCTGGGTAAAAAATTAAATGTTCGAGTATCTTTTGTAGATAAATACAATGAAGAAGAGAGTCATTTTTTAACTTGTAACAATCCTTATTTTCAAATGATACAAAAAGCAATTAACAAAGACATACCAATTAGAGAAGAATTTGATTTAAACGAACATGACCGAAGAGAAATAGATTGGCACACTCTTAAGCATATATCTATAAATTTAGAAGCCTACAAAAAAAATAATCAGATAATAGATTTTAACGACATGATTAAAAGAGTTGTTGAGTCTGATAAAATACCTAATTTTAAAGCGGTTTTTATAGATGAAGCCCAGGATCTTTCTCCTCTGCAGTGGAAACTATATGATAAATTAAAAGAAAAAGCAGAACATATTTATTTAGCGGGGGACGATGATCAAGCAATTTTTGCATGGGCAGGGGCTGATGTCAACAGATTTATAAACGAACCTGCACAAGAAAAAACTTTAAAATATTCTCGTAGAGTTTCACAAGCTGTTCAACATCAATCTAATTTTCCCATATCTAAAATAATGGGTTTAAGAAAAACTAAAGAATATTTACCAAGAAAACATTTAGGACACTCTTATTACATATCAGATTTAAATCATGTAGATCTATCTAAAGGCAAGTGGTTAGTTTTAACTAGAACCAAAAGTAACTTAATACAAATAATGAAAGATTTAAAAAAGAAAAATTTTTATTATCAAACTAACAAAGGTAAAAGTTATAAGGTAAGTTTATATAAAGCTGCGGAAGCTTATACCAAATGGTGTATAGAGGGCGCGTTAGATGAGAAGGAGATAGCAGAAATAAGAGACTATATACCCAACGGTGATTGGGATGCAAAAGTTCCTTGGTATGATAAATTCTCTGAGGACCAGAAAGAAATATTATATTTAAGAAATTTAATTGCATCGGGTGAAAAACTTAACGAACCTGCAAGAATATGGTTGTCAACAATTCATGCAGCTAAAGGAGGAGAAGAGGACAATGTAATATTATCTTTGCACCAAGGATCAAAGGTTCAAAAGGGAATTAGTTTAAGTGTTGACAAACAAGATGAAGAGCATAGAGTGTGGTATGTAGGCATCACGAGAGCAAGAAATAATTTATATAAACTAAAAAGTAAAAAGAAAATAAAAGAATATCAACTATGACAGATAAAAATATATTTGATGATGCATTTCCACAAGACAAACAGATTGGTGGGAATCATTATCGTAAGATGAATATTCAGCCCTATGAATTCATTTCAAAAAATAATCTCAGTTTCTTTCAAGGATGTGTTGTAAAATATGTCTGTCGTTATTTAAACAAATCAGGTATAGAGGATTTAGAAAAAATTATACATTACTGTCAATTAGAAATAAAAAAAATGAAAGATGGAACTAAGAAAAAATAAAATACTGGAACTACATGCACAATGGTTGTGGACTAATGGATACATAAAACAATCAGTTGAGTGTTTGGAACAGTCTAAATTTGAAAATGCGAGACCAAAAATAGGAAGGTTTAAACAATATGTTACTACCACAAACGGAGTGGGTGCAACCAACAGAGTACCCAGATCTTAGATCATACGACGAAATAGCTGTTGACTTAGAGACTAGAGATCCAGGTTTAAAATCAAGAGGTTCTGGGGCGGTTATAGGACATGGAGAGGTTGTAGGTATAGCTGTGGCCACTTACAATGACAAATGGTATTTTCCGATAGCCCACAAAGAGGGTCCTAACATGGATCCTAAAAAAACTTTGGAATGGTTTAAAGATATTTTAGAGTGTCCAGCTACAAAAATATTTCATAACGCGATGTACGATGTCTCCTGGATAAGAAATTTAGGTTTAAAAATCAATGGTTTAATAGTGGATACAATGATTGCATCTTCTTTATTAGATGAAAATAGATTTTCTTATACTCTTAACACATTGTCGTGGCATTTTTTAGGCGAAGGTAAAAATGAAAGAGCTTTAAATGAAGCTGCAAAACAAAGAGGTCTTGATGCAAAAGCAGATATGTGGCAACTGCCCGCTCAAGAAGTTGGTGCGTACGCAGAAAAAGATGCAGAGCTTACTTTTAAACTTTGGCAGCATGTAAAAAAATTAATGATAGAACAAGACTTACAAGATATTTTTAATCTCGAAACCGACCTCTTCCCTTGCTTAGTTGATATGCGTTTTCTAGGTGTGAGAGTAGATACCCCAAAAGCGCATGACCTGCGTAAAAAATTAATTGCACAAGAACAAGTATTGCTCCAAGAAGTACAAAAAGAAACAAGCATAGATGTTCAAATATGGGCAGCGCGTAGCATACAAAAAGTTTTTGACAAGTTAAAATTATCCTACGAACGAACAGCGAAATCTGGTGAACCTTCATTTACAAAAAATTTTCTCTCCAATCATGAGCATCCTATAATAAAAAAGATAGCAGAAGCAAGAAGAATAAATAAAGTAAACACTACATTCATAGATACTATTTTAAAACATGAACATAAAGGAAGAATACATGCTGAAATAAATCAAATAAGATCTGATGACGGTGGCACCGTAACGGGGAGATTTTCTTATGCAAATCCTAACTTGCAACAAATACCTGCCAGAGATCCAGACACAGGGCCTTTGATTAGAAGTTTATTTATACCAGAAGAAGGATGCAAGTGGGGTTGTTTTGACTACTCGCAACAGGAACCAAGGCTTGTAGCACACTACGCTTTACGTTATGGTTTATCATCCGTAAATACAATAGCTGATTCTTATGACAGCGATCCATCAACAGACTTTCATAGAATAGTTGCAGAGATGGCAGAGATACCTAGATCTCAAGCGAAGGTAATTAATCTTGGTTTGTTTTATGGTATGGGTAAAGCAAAATTACAAGCAGAACTAGGTGTAAGTAAATTTAAAGCAGAGGAATTATTTAATAAATACCACAGCAAGGTTCCGTTTGTTAAGCAATTGATGAATGAAATTATGAAAGCAGCTGCTAATAAAGGTCAAATAAAAACTTTATTAAATAGAAAATGTCGTTTTCCTAAATACGAACCTATTCTTCGTGGCTCGGATTGGGGTAAATATGTTCCAGCTGAAGATCAAACAAGGATGGAAGATTTACAAAAGATGGGACCTCATTTAAAAGATGATGAGGGTGAAATATTAAAAGATAAAGAAGGCAATCCTCAAAAAAATTATTGGCATAACAATGCTACAAGAAGAGCTTTTACATACAAAGCTTTGAATAAATTAATACAAGGATCCGCTGCAGATATGACTAAAAAAGCTATGCTAGATTTATATAAAGAAGGAATTCTTCCACACATACAGATACACGATGAGTTGGATCTATCAGTTGAGGATGATAAGCATGCACAAAAAATAAAGGATGTGATGGAAAGCGCTGTTGACTTAAAGATACCTAATAAGGTAGATTATGAGTCAGGTCCTAATTGGGGATCAATAAAATGAGGAAAAATTATGGCTTACTTAAATGCAAATATACCTGTAGAATATGCACAAATAAGGAGAGAATATTTATATGATCTTAAAAAACATCATGGAGAAGTTGAAGACTGTATCATATTTGGTCTTACAGCTATTACTGGGCGTGCTATACTATGGCATGCAATCATGGAGAACGGCGCTGTCTTTTATCGTCTCCCGTTATCTGCCTTCATACAAAGAGGTTTTAAACCGAAAGATGTTCCTGAACGTAGACTTGATGAACTTCAGTTATGGAATAGTTTTAGTTATTATCCTGCTGTTACTGCTTGGGATATTTTAGAATCTCAAGCTGGTAAATACATAGGAAAAGATAAGAAGTGGCATCACGGAAAATATTTATTTACTGTTGACTTTGCTCATCCAGAGCCTAATATACTTGACACTGATCATTCAGAAATACCGCACGAGCATAAATGTGCGCACATACTTGCTTTAAATGATGGCAACTATGCAGCTCAACCTAACAACAGATTAATTTGGGACATACCTTCCTTTACAGTTAAGAATACTGTGCCTGATTGGAAGGTACAGACAAATGAATGGAACGTAGAAAATAGTCAACAATGGGTAACAGAAGATACTGACAACTTTTTTTACGAAATTGAGGAGAAGAAAAATGATTAATATGAAGTGTATAAATTGTGGTATGGGATTTATTGTTGCTGATTACAACAAAAACGTGGAGTGTCCACATTGTGGTCACGTACATGGAACCGATTATGTAGAACACACTCATGGGGATGGCGTGGTTCATGCTCACAAAGATGGAAGTGTTCCGCATACACACGAGGAGGATAACATGATAAAAAAAACAATAAAATGGATATGGAGCGTAATATGCTGGCCGTTCAAAAAAGCAAAAGAATGGTTAGTTAGTGCTTTACCAAAATGAATTTAATCGATTTATTAAAAAAAAATATAGTAATGGTTCCAGTGGTTGCATCATTAATCGTTGGAACCTATACTGGTATTAAATACATAGTTAATCTTACGGACAGTATTAATGGATCTGTACAAGAGATTGTAAATTTACAAAGAGATCTAGAAGTAGCTCAGAAAGAAATAGGTGGTTTAAATACAAGACTAGCATCAGCCGAAGCAACATGGCAGATGGCAGAAAATTTATACAGACAATTAGCAGACCAAGTTAGAGAAAACAGTTATGATATCAAGGATATTAATAGGGATCTTAGTAATTAGTTTATCATCATGTGTTGGTGTTACAGTGACAGAGGCACGAAATGAGTATCTCAATGATGGTACTAATACTTGCAGTACTGGCGACCTTAGCTTATCAATCGAACAAAGAGACTCGGAGTCTAGGTATCGACACTATAATCCTGACAATAATTATAGCAGCCCTAGTGATGATCAAAGTTTAAGACTCACCTGGAGAAAATACTTAGGTTCAGCCTGCACTAATGAATTTAAAGAAGTACAACAAGAAAATATGGAGCTTAAACAACAGCTAGAGTTGATGAAAATGTGTGGAAAAGTCAACAGAAATCCTACACTACAACGTAATCCTAACTTCGCATTGCTAGTCTCAAAGTGTTCTGGTATAATTATCAACGATGAAAAGCAAGCAAGACCCGATGGAAGTTATTGGGACAAGCTTACGAACTCATACAAAAAAGAACATAAGGATAAAAAGTTTATGGATACAAAAAACATTTATGGGCCTAAAGAAGAATGAGTAAAAAACCACTCACTATATCGGATGAAGCCAAAGTGCAGATGCCTATGAAGACGGTTGCCAGTTTGATCGCGCTCGTCGCAATCGGCACCTGGGCTTATTTTGGAATCAATGAGAAGCTCAATCAACACAGCACAAAATTAGAATTGTTTGAAAAAGATTTACAACACAACACAGAATTTAGAATTAAATACCCGCGTGGAGAACTTGGTCAGTCAAGCGGGGAGGCGGAGCTTTTTATGTTGGTGGAGCATATAGCAGGATTATTAGATGAGCTAGAAGTAGAAGTTAAGAGTATGAGAAACAATGCAGTTAATATAGAATTTTTACAGGAAAGAACAAAGAAGCTTACAGAAGATGTAGAAAAATTAATTAGAAACGGGAATGGTCACTAATGATAGAGATTGTATTTGCATTAATATTAGAATTAAACGGAAAGATGATAGAACATGTTCCAAAAGAGTCGTTAAAAGAATGCCTCCGATCAAAGCGTGTAGCTAAACAAGAGGTAAACCCACAGCGGGTAGTTTTTAAATGTAAAAAAGTAAAGGCAGAAATAGAGGTTTACCAGGGTAGAAAAAGAATTATAAAAATTATAGAGTAATGAATAAAGTATTAAGAAACTTATCTTACCTCAATAAGTTTGCACAAAAGTTAAGAGACTCAATGTTTTATCAACGTAGAAAAAATAGTAAAAAAGTGTATAACAGAAAAAAAATTAAAGATGAATCTTTCAAGAAACTTTAGCCTGCAAGAATTAATTAAATCAGACACAGCTATTAGGTTGGGCATAGATAACAATCCTAATGCCGATCAAATAGAAAAATTAAAATTATTGTGTGAAAATATTTTACAGCCAGTGCGTGATCACTTTGGTAGAGTTAAAGTTACATCAGGATTTAGATCAGAGAAATTATGCTTAGCTATTAATAGCTCGGTAAATTCACAGCACGCCAAGGCTGAGGCCGCAGACTTCGAAGTTGTGGGAACAGACAACGCTGAATTAGCAGACTGGATATATAAAAACCTCGAGCCAGATCAGCTCATACTCGAGTTCTACAAACCAGGGGAACCTAACTCTGGGTGGATACATTGCTCCTGGATACCTGAGGGCAGGCGTGCACAGTTCTTGCATGCTTTTAAACAAGATGGTAAAACAAAATATAAACCTGTAATAGGAAAAGCAAAAGATATAGTATGAAAAAATTAAGTTTTAATTTTCAAAATATAGATACAGTGCAAGGGCATTGTCATCACTGTGATGAAGAAAGTATTTTAGTTGCAATCGTATCAGAATTTTATAGATGTACTAATTGTGGAGCAGACACCAAGCAACACATAAATGGTAAAATAAGTTACATACAACTTACTGAAAGCGATAAAGAATGGTTAAAGAAAAATGGAAGAGAAGAAAAAAGATAAATTAATTAATTATAATTTTTTTCATTGGGGACCTTTTTTATATAAGACTTCTTTAACAAAAGAAGAATTAAAAAAAATAAATAATTTATGTAGTAAAAAAAATAAAGACTACAGAAAAAATTTAGCAGGAATAATAAAACACGAACATGAATTAGACTCTAAAAAATTATTACCAATTATTTTTCCTTATTTTCAAAGTTATTTTCAAGCATTTACCCAACACTTTGGTAAAGTAATTCATAAAAACCATGGCAATAAAATTGAACTTATATCTTCTTGGGTTAATTATATGACTAAAGGTGAATCTAATCCTTTGCACGTACACGATGACGATATATCTTTTGTATTATTTACAAAAGTTCCCAAAGATTTATTTTCAGAATACAAAGAACATGTCGGAGGTACGAAACCAGGGACCATAAGTTTTATT